ACGCCGCCGGCCAATCAATGGGCCGAGAACACCGTCACCAGCAGCAACGCCAACGAGTGCAAGGGCGTCGACGGAAGCGTCGACCATATCTACGGCGTGCTCTGGACTCCCACGGTCCTCACCTTCTTCATCGACGACGTCGCGACCTATTCGATCCCCAACCCGGGCTTCCACACCCACATGTATATCCTGCTGGCCTTGGCCGTCGGTCCGGGCAGCTGGAACAACAACCTGCCGGCCGCCGGATGGCAAGGCGGGGATATGACGGTGGATTACGTGCGGGCCTGGGCGCTCGCGGCGGGGGTGAAATAGATGGGCTACAGCGTCGTCACGACGGTGCTCGGCCCGGCCGCCAGCACTAACCTGACCGACCTGGGGACGGTGAAGGATGAGTTGGAGCTCAAGGCGAGCGACACCTCGAACGACGCCTGGCTGACCCGCGCGATCGCCCAGGTGTCCCGCGCGATCGAGCGGCACTGCAAGCGGAGCTTCGCGCCGGAGTATCTGCAGGACGCGTTCGACATCGAGCAGGACGCCTATCCCTATCAGACGCCCGGCGGTTTCGCCCAGCTGCAGCTGACCCGCTGGCCGGCGCTGGCGGTCGTCTCGGTGATCCAGACCCTGGCGCCAAGATCGGCGACCACGCCCGCGACCACCCAGACGCTCAACGCGGGCACGGACTATCGGGTCAACCTCGAGACCGGCCAGCTGCTGCGCCTCAACCCCTTCACCGGGGTGGCCACCCTCTGGGAGGCGCTGCCCGTCACCGTGACCTATACCGCTGGCTTCGGGGCCCTGGTCACCGAGGCCGGCACGGTTCCTGTCTCGGCGCCCTACCAGGTCACGGTCGCCCAGGCCGAAACCTTCTCCTGCGCCCAGTCCGTCGCCTACGCGAGCGGTGCGCCGCTGACGCAGGTTGCGGAAGGCCCGGCGCAGGGTCAGTTCAGCGTCGCCGCCGGCGTCTACACCTTCAACCCCGCCGACGAGGGTCAGGCGCTTGCCTTCGTCTATGCGACCCTGGATATTCCCGATGACCTGATTGGCATCTGCCTGCGGCTGATCACGGCGCGGTTCGCCGCCAAGGGGCGTGACCCGTCGCTGATCCAGCAGGATTCTCCAGCGCTGGGGACGCGGCGCTGGTGGTTCGGCAACGCGCCCGGTCAGTCTGGCCAGTTCCCGCCCGACATCGAGGCCGCGCTGGACGATTTCCGCGTCCCGACGCTCGCCTGACCGGCCTTCGGCCTGCCTGAGCCGGTCGCCCTCAAGCAGCGAGCGAATGCGAGCGATAGGGCAACGTAAGTATGACCGATCTGATCCACATTGACGTCACTGGCATCCGCCAAGTCGGGCTACGGTTCGAGCAGTTCCCCGACGCCCTTTACGACGACCTGAAGACGGCGATCGACCAGCTCTCCGCGGAGCTGCTCGCCCGCGTCGAGGCCGCGACGCCCAGCCTGACCGGCAAGCTGCGCAGCTCGGAGCGGCTGCGGCTGTTCACCGATCCGACCCGGATCACCGGCTACGTCGACATCGAGGGCGCCAAGGGCTCGCAGGACTTCGCCAAGGCGGCGGCGGAAGAATACGGCGCGCATCGTCCGACCAAGGTCCGGTCGCACGCGATGAAGCTCGACCATTACTGGTCGCTGAAGCTCTCGGCGCCGCAGACCGTGCTGGTCGAGGCCTATTCGCGCACCGTCGATATCACCGAACGCGCCTTCGAGCGCGGGCCGCTGGCGGCGATGCAGCCGGAGATCACCGCCCGGCTCAACGCCGTCGTCGAGGCGGCCGTGGCGAAGGCCAACGCCTAGCACTCAAGCAGCGCGACGCGCGGTCGTGCGCGAGGACTGTTATGAACATTGACTTCGAAACGCCGATGGCCGCGCTGTTGGCGCATTGGCAGGCGACCTGCGCCGTGGGTCTGACCGCGAATGCGGCGGCGGCCAGCGCGGTCCTAACCGACGTCAGCAACTTTGATGGCCTGTTCCCCGGACTGCCTGTATTCGGTCCCGGCGCCGTGAAGGGCGTGACCATCCTGTCGCTCGATCCCGACGCGGCGACGATTACCCTGTCGGACCCTCTGGCCTCCGCGGCGACCGACGCCGCGTTCATCGCCGGGTTCCAGACATTCGGGCGGCGCGTCCAACACTGGTCGGAGGTTGCCGCCCAGCCCGCCCTGTTCCTGCGCCGCATTGGGGCCACCGACGAGGACCAGGAAACCTTTATGGTCACCACGCTGGAGTGCGAGGGCTGGATCTACTGCAACGCCGGCCAGAACCCCGACCTGGCGCCGGACACCGGGCTGACCGCTCTTGAACGGATGGTGCGCCAGAGCTTCGCCCCCGATGGCGACTACGGCGATCCCAAGTTCACCCTGGGCGGACTGGTGTACTGGTGCCGCATCGAAGGCCGCACCGACTCCTCGCCTGGCGACCTGGACCCTCAGGCGCTCGCCAAGCTGCCGATCCGGATCACGCTTCCCTGACGGGAAGCGAGTTTTTGCGTGGCGCTAACGCGCGCACGCCGTGCGCGCTGCTTGAGCGCGGATTTTCACCGCGCTGATGTGGCGCGAAGCCAGGGAACCTCACGATGTCCAAGACCCCCCACGCCGAAACCGTCAACGAATGGTTCCGCGAGCATCTGGCGACCGGCGCGCTCGGCCGGGCCACCGATGCCTACAACCAGGTCGTCACGGCCCTGCCGGCGCTGATCAAGCGGCTCGAGTCCGGCGCACCCGGTGCGCCCGCCGCCGCCGCCAAACCGGCCAAGCCGGCCAAGGCGCGGGTCGACGCGAAGGTCGCCGCGCAGCCGGTCGCCGACAAGCCTGCCGCCTGATCCGCTTCCCGCGGCTCACCGCCCTTTCGGCCCTTGGGCAAGGCTGCCGCGGCCCGCTGTGAAGCGCGCCTTTCCCTTTGATGGAGCCCCGCCATGGTCCAACCCCTTTCCGGCAAACCCACCTTCGGCGCCGGCCGCGTTTTCGCCACCGCCAATCAAAACAACCCGACGCCGGCGCGCGCCTTCGTGCCGCAAAGCCAGTCGATCGACTTCAAGCGCAAGACCGAGAGCCTGTTCGGCGAATATCAGATGGCCTTGGCCGTCGGCGCCGGCGAGATGGACGTCAGCGGCAAGGTCGAGATGGGCAAGACCCAGCCGCGCATCCTCTCCGACATCATGCTCGGCGACACCCAGGCCTCCGGTTCCTACCTCGAGGCCGATGGCGAGCTCGTCGCCGTCGCCGCGTCGTCGCCCTACACCGGGACCGTCGTCAACTCGGCGACCTTCCTGTTCGATCTGGGCGTGGTCAATCCGACCACGGGCGCGATCCTGACCTGCGTCGCCTCGGCGCCGGTGGCCGGCAAGTCCTATATGGTCACCGCCGGCGTCTACACCTTCGCGGCCGGCGATGAGGGCGTCAGCTACGCCATCTCCTACGCCTATTCGATCACCACGACCGGCGCGACCATCGCCATGAACAACCAGCCGCAAGGCCTGACCGGCCAGTTCCAGGCGGTGCACGTGCTGCCCTGGGGCGCCCAGCAGGACATCTTCGTGTTCACCAACTGCATCGCCGGCGGCTACAGCCACTCACTGAAAAAGAGCGGCTTCGGCAGCTCCTCGCTCGACTACATGGCCTTCGTCGGGACCAATGGCTCCCTCGGCACGGCCACGTTCGCGGACGCGGCTTAACCTTCAAGGCGCGGACTACCGCTTCGCTGCTTGAGTCCGCGCCATGCGCTCTCAAGCAGCGAGCGCAAGCAGTCGCTAGGGCGCGCAAATACGCCCTCAAGCAGCGAGCGCCAGCGAGCGATAGGGCAGGAAAATATGACCGAAGACGATCGCCGAGCGCTCGGCCGGATGCGGCGGCTGGTGTTTCAGAACCTGGCCAACGGCGTGCCGGTCGAGCAGATCATGGCCGATTTCCAGCTCTCGCAGCTGGAGGTCGATCACATCCGCCGCCATGTGGGCCGCAAGATCTGCGGCCACCGGGTGCTCGATCGGCAAGCGCCGATCGCCTGCGACAACGTGCGGGACATCCGCGCCAACCGGCGCGCCCTGCTGGGCGTCCTGGCGCGGCTCGGCAACCTCGACCTGTCCAGCGACCTGATCCTGATCACCGACAAGGCCGGTGTGGTCACCGGCAGCTTCGGCAAGATCGTCACCCAGTCGATCGATCACCCCGAAATGATCGACGGTGCGAACCACAAGATGTCCGAGCACCGGGCGAAACACTCAAACAAATACGCGCGCTAGCGCAAAGGAGAGACGATGACCGACCCCGCTCAAGGGCTACCGGTAGAGACGACCGCCTTCGTCACATTGAACGCCAAATCATGGCCGATCCCGCAGCTGGTCTGGCGCGACCTGAAGAAGTGCCGCAAGGAATTGCTGGAGCTGCAGGGGCTGATCAACGCGGCGATCGCCGTTGCGCCGGCGGACGATGGCGGTGAAGGCGCGGGAAGTCGCAACATGGCGGCGATGGGCGGTGTGTTCACGTCGCTCGCCAACGAGGATTTCGACCGCCTGGTGATGGGGCCGCTGTTTGTCGGCCTGAGCGCGGCTCATCCCGACCTGACGCGGGACGAGCTGGACTCCTGGCCGATGACCGAATTCGACCGGCAGCTGGCGTGGCTCACGGTGCGCCGTCAGTCTGGCCTGTTCGTGATCCGGGAGGCGTCGGCTGACGACGTCGAAACGGACGAA